GTTGCATTTATTCTGATGACAATCTTTTAGGGTTTACTGTTTCCACTAGTTTTCTCGCGCCCTATGCGATCAGGGCAGAGTTTTACAAAAGGTTTCAGTTGTCCTTAAAAGAAGAGGACGATCGTGTTCAAGACACTTTGGTAGGCCTAACTTTCCTTGGTGCTGAAATAGTGGTAGATCGAGGATTTTATGTTCCTAGGTACAACGAACAGCGTTTGTGGGCGGGTCTGTTGTTGAAAAACGATGGGCTCACTGTGAACCAGTTGTACGCTAAAGTTCTTGCTCTATTTGCTCTTGGTGCCTATTGCTCGGTAAAGTACACCAATTACTGCTATCGGTATTTGATGGTGTTGCATAAGGAAACCAAAGGTAAGATTGACCTCTCGCTCATCTGGGATGACGACTTGGCTGGATCGCTTGATGAGATGCCTAGGTCTTTAGTTAGTAAGTATGTCCCTACTGTACAGGAATTACGTGATTATTTCTGGTTAAATTTAGAATCGTCACCTGCTTGGCTCCCTGGTGATGTTGAGCCCAAGTATGTTAAGAGACCCCTCTACATACTTGCAGTTTCAATATCACGGTAATTACTGTGGTCCAGGTTACGGAGATTCTTCTTTTCAACAGGAGGCAATCGACAAGTTAGATTCAATTTGTAAAGCTCACGACTTCCATTACGACGCCGACGAAGCTGATTTGTACCTTGCTGATCTTACTGCTGCTTACAGTGCTAGCGGTCACGACTACCTATTCTCAACTTACTTCTATCTACAAGCTCTTGCTAGATATATAGGTCTAATGCCTAGAAAAGGGAAAGGTAAAAAGAAGGTGCAAAATGAGGTGCGTAAAGCTGCTAAGGAAGCAAAACGCGAAATCAAGAATCTTTCTAAGAAAAATGCTAGACGCAATTCGGGTAGGAGAGGCTCAAAAGTTCAAGGACTACGTGTCGCTAATGACTCACTTGGTAGGTCGAAGATGTCGATGTCACCAAAGTCAGGCAATACCCATCTTATATCGCATGATTTTGCTATTGACGTCTCCGTCACTGCTAACCAAACACTTGGAAATGTTATCACCACCTATGGTATAGAACCATCAGCATGGGCTGGAACTAGATTAGCTGTTTTAGCCGGATTGTATGAAAAGTGGTACCTTAAATCAATTGTAGTGTCCTATAAACCCGCGTGTGCTACAACTGTTCCTGGG